ATGAGTCCATTAAATAATCAGGATCATCTATGCGGCAAGGTTGCCGTTTTTATAGATGCTGCTAATATTATTCACTGCTATAAAGATACAAAGTGGAAAATTGACCTTAAAAAATTAAAGAAATATTTCGAAAGTAAATGCGATTTAGCGGGTATATACTACTACAGCGCATATTTCGAGGAGAACGTTAGTCAAAAAGGATTCTTTGAAATGCTTAGTAGAAAAGGTTACATTCTACGAATGAAGAAAATTAGAAAAATTACTAATGACGACGGATCGACAACTCTTAAGGGTAATTGCGATACAGATATTGTTGTTGATGCGGTTTCAATAATGAAGGCTTATGATACGGCGGTGATAATGAGTGGTGACAGTGATTTTGTTTCTTTGGTAAATCTTTTAAAAGGTAACGGAAAAAAGGTAATTATTGTTTCAACGCGATGGCATGTCGCGAAAGACCTTATCTCTACTGCCGACCATTACGTCGACATTAACAAATTTAGAGCTTCATGGGAGCTGCTAAAAACCCCCTAAAATCACAAAATCCGCTTGTCACCTTACGGTAACAAACGGATTTCGGATGACTTTTCTACTTAGAATATACCCTATCCTATAATTTTTGTCAAGCCTTATTTTTGTAATAAAATCAATGATTTTAACAGTTCTGAAAAATTAACTTTTTTGATTTAATCTATTGTTGACTATTTGCTTTATTTTTTATTGCTGTTATCATTGAAGTCAACATATCCTTTTCAACTTGCTTTAATTCATTAACCTCTGCAATTCCTTTCTCTGCCATATACCTTAAAAATGCTTCCTGCTTTTCCTTGCTCGTAGGTAATCCTTGCTCTTCTACGTAATCCCAGGCCTCGCTGAGCAGATCCTGACAAGAGCTCCAAATATTTTGTAATGTCTTTGATGCCGCTTCTTTAATGAATGGTTCAGCTATAGCAAATAGCTTTTTGATTAATGCGCCTATCTTATCGAAGAAAGATTTAAACCAAATGCTTATATTACTGAGTATTCCCACGTTTACCTCCTTTTCTTTTATCTATACCTTCTATTATTTCCTCTATCGCATCTTTGCGCTCTTTGTAATTGTCCGGATCCTTTAGGCCCTTCTCCCCTGGCCAGGTTAGATTAATTACAACCCTAAATCCTTTCTTGAGCCACGCACTTAACCAACTCAATGGTAATCCCCTGATTTATTAAGAAAGCCTTTATTACCAAGTGCATTATCCAGAATTTTCTTTTCAGCTTTCCCGACTCTCGTGCTGATCCATGCTTTTATCTTTATCAATTTAGTTCGGGTTTCATCATTAACGATATCCTTTATATCTGTGTCGATAATCTCTACAGCTTCAATCAATAGATTAAGCAGCTTTAAATAGGCGTTAAGCCTTCGTTTTAACAAAAAGCCCAAAGCAAAAAGGATTATTCCCCACAAAAAAGGATTGCTTAAAGCTGAAAAAAATTTGTCCATGCTACCCCCTTATTACATACGCTTGGTATTGCGGCGCTAAATCGTTCATAAACCCCAAATGCGTATCGCAATGCCGGCAATGCAAACCGCTGTCGCCTCTTAATCGTAGATCCGATACCTCTATATCTTGCTCACAATCGTGGCAGAATATCTGGGGTATGCCGTTTTCGTCATAGCGTATATTCACGAGTTAAATTCCTTTTCCTGCTCTTTCTCTTCTTTGTCTCTTTCTATCAGCATCTTGAAATCCCACAAAAAAGCCTTGGCCTCATTAACCGCTATTATTAACTTTTCCATAATCTTAGGGTAATCGTGGCAGAGTTTATTGTAACGTTCTTGATTGATTTTTAAGGTTTTCATTTTACAAACAACCTTATTGCTAACTCAACCACTCCCATTATAAAGCCCACTATCAATCCTATGCGCCACTGGCTTGCCTTAACGGTGTTCAGCCTTTCTTCTTTCATGTTTTTCACTTCTACCTTCAATTTTCCTATGTCTTCCCTATAAGTAGGAGCCTCGTTAATATGATCGCCGATAGCTTTGAATGTTCCGTTGCAACGTTTATCCAGGCGCTCAATATTAACATTCACAGCCTTAACAGTAGCGTCAAGGCTCGCAGTTGCTTTGACTAAATCAATCGTTGCGTTTTCCAGCCGGTTAATGTTCTGTTGCTGTATACAACCGTGTTCCATAAACTCCTTTGGTTTCTTATATCTCTTTTTCTTTTATCGCTTTCTCTAGTTGTTTAACCCTATTCCACCAGGGATCAGCGTGCTGGCGTAATTCATAAAGCTGCAAAATCATTTCTTCCTTTGACATTTCCTGGATTGGCTTGCTTATATCCAAAAGCACCTTGACAATTTTCTCATCAATCATTTCCAACAATCTCTGTTCTATACAAGCCCCTTCCTGTTTGTTATAAAGTTTCCCACCTTCAAAAAATAATATAGAAGGAGAATGCCTAAGGTAATAACTCTCTCGTATCTTAGCGTGGGCATCTCCGTCTAAAACGCAAATCTTGACATCTTCCCTGGTTATGTTTTCCAAAATGCCTTTCATCGTCTTGCAATCAGCGCAGGTCTGCCGGTAAAACAAAACAATGACTTTGCCCTTAGCCTCAAGAACCTCTGCCTTAAAATTTTCTTTCGTCAATTCTACTGTTACCATACGTCCTCCTTTTCCATATCATTGAACCAGCTTCTGCCGGCAGTTTGAATATGGATTACTGGATTGCATCAAAAGATAAAGTATATTCTTCCCCAAGAACAAACTTATCTTTCTCTGCACAAACTATATAAATTGAGCCCTGGACAAATCCCTCATCTTTAACTGGTATGAAAGAGTAGCCGTAATAAGTTGTCCCGCCGATGCTGATTTCTTTGTTCCTTTCAAAACAAGTTATTTTCCCATTTGTAATCATATAAACCTCCTACCAACTGCAACAGTTAGCTTTGTCTTGCTCTGTTATTAAAGTTATAGTTTTTATTAAATCCATAAGCCCTTCGCTGTCGCCTTCGTTCATAACCTTTAGGCGCTCTATCCTTACCTTCTCCGCAAGCTCGTGATACTTGTTATCAAGTTCAGCTTCAGCTTCCGCTAAATGCCCCACGGCAAGCCACAAATGCTCTGGATAACCAAGTTTAGATTCATTCAATAATATAACCGCCTGGGCAATATGTTTTCTAGCGCACTTAGTGCAAGTTTTTCTCATTATGAACACGCTCCGTAAGTCCCGCTGCAACGGGTATTAAACCCCCCTGCACAATGATAATATGAACCGCTGCAATAAGAATAAGTCCCTGAACAGAACGCATAGTCGCCGTCACATTGATAGTATGTGCCCATGCAATACGTCCCGTCACAATAACTATATGTGCCATTGCATACATACCAAGTTCCCTGGCACTCGTAATATGAGCCTGAACATTGATACCATGAACCGCCAGAACAATAACTTCCGTCCCAGGTGCAAGTTCCGCCGCTATATAAATAATGAGATTCGCAATCGCCTTGAGAATAAAATTGTGAACAATCTCCTCCATACCACCACGAACAGCCATTTATAGAATGATTATTACAATCCGTTCCTGCATCGCCTGTATATGCGCTACAATCTCCTACATAAACCCAAGAGCACCCCTGGCTGGAATAATTATTGCAGGTCATGTTGTCATATCCAGAACAAGAAGTCCCGTCCCAGGAGCAAGGAGAATGACCAGTACAATCCCCAGAATAGATAAAAACAGAACAGGCCTGGTTTCCATACCAAACGCAAGGCGGGTGCGAGGTTTCACAATCGGATTGTGTGCTGAATGACGAACAAGTTCCGCTCCAAGAACAGCCGCCGGCTGACCCACAGCTCCATTGGTCTGTTTTAGAAATACAATCATAACTATTCCAAGAACAGCCTGAATAATTGTATCGGCAATCATTTTCGCCAAGACCGGAGCAAGAACCTGTGTTCCAAGAGCAGCCATAGCTTGACCAGGTTTGGCAGTCGTTATATCCAAAACTTGTGCAACTATTTCCTGAACTCCAAGAACATCCAGAGTGGTTTGGACATTCCCCCTCACTCCAAACAAGACAAACAAATTCCGACCAAGAGCAGCCCGTTACGGCTTGACAAGGAGCCTGGGTTTCCCCGAAAGCGGTATTGCAATCCTGCGCCGACCAAGAGCAGCCGGAAACCGCCTGACAGGAAGATTGGTCTGTATATTGACAACATTGATTTGTGCCCCAGATACAGTCATCAGCCTGGCAGTCGTTTTGATTGGTATAAGCCGTGCAATCTACGCCAGTATCATCAGGCACATAGGCGGGTATCCAAACCTGATATTCTAAAGTCATATCTTCCGGAGCTTCCACTTTTCCTATTTCCCAAGTATAAGTTCCGGCGCCGGTCATATCATTGTTATTGCCGGAAGCATCCTCAAAATCTCCGTCTAAATGCCAAAGAGTGAGAAGCCCGCTATCAAAAGGAGAGTTAGCAATATCGCCATAGACCCCAGCTCCACCGTTCCAGAGAGCCGATATTTCACTTGAATTTAATACCCTGTTAAAAACCGCAATTTCTTCAACAGCGCCTAAGAAAAAATTAAAATCTTGTCCCTGAGCGCCCCACCCCAAAGTGGTAATCGCAGGGACTGTCGCGCCGTTAGGGGAAGTGCCTAAAGAAACATTATTAAGATATGCGGTTAAGGTGGTGTTAGATTTTGTGATTACGATTAACGCAAAATTAGCTAAAGCTGATTTAGCAACAGCCCAGGAAGCAGACCCGCACTGTATAAAACAATTAGAATTTATGCTACCCAGGTCGTAAATACCAATGGCGCTGCCATTGTAATGACTGATATTTTTTCCTAAAATTGCCATTCCGCTTGTCTGTGTTCCAGGCCAATCTGAAACCCTAACCCAAGCGGCATAGGTCATATTTGTCCCGGCGGCTATTTCCGTAAATGTCGCCTTGCCCTTATCTCCTAAAAGTGATTGCCATGCTATTTTCTTTGTGATTATTTCTTGTTCGTTACGAATCATCCGTGATAATTTCCAACCAGACGAAGTAGTGGATTTGCGTTTCGGAGCTGACAAAACACCATCGCCTTGCTGGGTAGAAATATTTTTAGAAGTATCAGCGGCTTCTGCGCCTTCAAGCCTTTCAAAAGCTCCGTCCTCGGTTAAAGGTGTAATTTTTATTTTGTCCGTTCTTTCGCTCATACAATATCCTCACGATACGCTGGCAACCAATAATTAATCCCAGAGAGTGAAACTTTAATCATCGTGTAAAAGAAAAAACCGTTTATGGTATTTTTCTTATGCGGAGTTGATTTATTCCCTACTCCAATCCTGGTAGATATATTCTTTGATGTATCGGATGCCTCTGTTCCCACAAAATCAATCAAAGGGTTCGCTGCGTGCGATAGTGTTATTTTGTTTGTGCGTTTCAAGGTTCGTATGCTCCCTTTTCTACCCAAGAACCTGATTCTCTTTTTTCAACAACGAGTGAGCCGCTTGAAATACCTATGCGCCAAGAGCCATTGGTTGTTTTGTCGCCAAAATAAACATAACCGCTGGCAACTACATCTGCTGCGCTGATTGTGCCTGTTGTAGTAATGTCATTATCCCCAAAATCAGCTGTCCCCGCTGTAGACCAGTTAAGGATTACAGTCGTGCCGTCAGAGGCGTAGAGATAACGATTGTGCCAGTCAAGTCCCCAATTCCCGTTTCCGTCCCCCAATAAGGCCTGGTCATCCCAATCAATGGCAACTGTAGTCCCATTGGTATAATAAAGTTTCCTTTCGCCCCAATCTATTGCATAGTTTTGGCTTGAATCTTGTGCTGCCCTTGCTCCCCAAGAAATAGCATAAACACCGTTAGAATCTAATAAAGAAGCATTATCTATATCTACAGCTTGACTGCCAGCGTTTGTCATGAGCAGACGTCCGTTTACATCAATAGGCGCTCCTAGTTGAATATACGAACTTGAACTCCAATCCAAGACTGTTGTTTCGTCAGAAGCATAAAGCCACCTGTTGTTGGTGTCTATTGATTGAACATCGCTGGAATCGTATGTGCTGCCATTGATTTTAAGATTCCCCATAGCATTAATAACATAACTCGTATCATTCAATATTAATCCTTGAGTTGCGAGTGTGGGGTCGCCAAACGTCCCTGTGCCTGTAGTTGTAAAATCATACGCCCCAATATCTATATCAGAACCGGTGGCAAGATAACCGGCCGAAGCATGATTGCCCCAAGAATAAGCGGTATCCCAATTGGAATGATTATCAGTTATCGATGTTTTCCACGATGCTCCGTCTGAAATTGGTATACCAGCACCAGGGTAAACCATTCCCGGGCTAAGCGTAATAGTTCCATTGCCGTTGTCAGTATAATCAGCCTCTACTTGGTAAGGATAAGTTGATGCATGCGTTGTTTTTTCCTTCCATTCGAGAGTGGTATCGGAAACAGCCGCTGAAGCCTGAATAGTAAATAACAATGAGATAAGCAATAACAATCTTTTCATATTAACTTTTTCCTATCCAATAAACTGTTGAAGCCCCTGTGGTCTTCCAATAGTCGCCCTTTCGGACTGGACACTCGATACCTTCTGCGCCGAGATCTACTGAACCGCTGATTCTTGCAGTAGTAGGAGGATTACTGCTGTCTGTATAAATAACCGGGGATGCACCACCGCTTCCAGTTACCAATACTTTCCCGTCCGTCAAAGCGAGATAGACCGTATTGTTAGCCTTAACTACCCAGTTGTCTAATTCCCCGGCGTCTCTATTTAGATTACCAACTTCCTGAATATTTGACGAAGCGTCATTATAAAAAATTCCTATAAGTTTGTAGAATGTGCATCCAGTAGGTGTTGTAGCACTTTTTGAAATCTTTACCGTGAACGTAGTAGCACTTGCGTCAGCAACCGCATAGACATAATAGACAGTTGAAGCCTCCTCTGCGCCGGTATCGATGTTAGCCCAAGTAACCGTTAGATCGGAAGTGTTACGCCGAGGCCTGCGGTTTCCGCTTGCGTCGGTTATCATTATTGCGCCCGCGCGGACATATATATCAGCTGCGCTCTTGTATTGGACACGACAGCCGCGGCGATAATCAAAAAGCAGATTTGTCAAAGATTCTGCGTAAGATTGCGCTCCACCGCCGGTGGCGCCGATAAAAGTTTCAATCGCCTCTATCTCGTCATACGGAGTATTGAATAAGGAGGCTACAAGCTTCGTGACTCCATTGACAATTGCTGAAAAAGTTTTTTTCGCATTTGGAAAAGTTGCTGCCATAATTCACCTCAGTTTTAAATAAAAAAAGCACGGCCCGCTCGTCGACGAGTCCGTGCTTTACAAATCCCTTGTTTAGCTATAACAAGGGTGCCTAATTTTAATTAATCCTGCCTAAAACTGCTAACTGCTAGCTCAAGCTGTTTTATCTTTGCCGCTGTTTCCAGTATCGTATCGCCCAGCTGTATTGTTATATTGAACCTTCCGGGAGTATTAGATAACTCATAAGATATTCTGTCTATCTGCGCACTGTATTGTCCTCCTATAATTACGTCACTTCCGCCATCACCCGCTTCGCCGATAACGATATCACTTCCACCATCGACCGCTTCTCCGATAATGTCACCGATTAAATCACTGGAAGAATTGCGGTCATAAACGGAGTCATAAAATAAAACCAATCCTAGTGGTACAGTATCTTCAATACGTTTAGATGTATTCTTAATTTGGGCCCTGATTTTAAATGTTGGGCTGGCACCTTCCCTCAGTTTTGCTCCGAGATATTCATCCGCTACGGTATCACTTATGATTGAGCCATTATTAACTATCTCCTCAGACAGGTAATACATCTCCTGGCTGTCTCCATTTTCAGCAGTACGTTTATACCTTACTCCGGCTACAGTTCCCCCAACAAGGTACAGTTTATTAACCAAATCATCCCAAACTACTCTTCGTTCAAGAACCGCAACGTTGTCGCCTGCAAAAAATTTATGCCTTACCGTTTCAGATTCAGTCCTCCAGAAAAAAACAAGGTTTTCATCAACTCCATATTCGATATCCCCAGTAAGATTAGCCAACGTATCAAGCGCTTCCTGAACAGTAGTAAGAAATTGAATCGTATCAGCCGTAAAGCTTCCAACGTCAATAGTTCCTTTTGTAATCGGTGTATTAGGCGAAGTTTTTGTTTTGTAAAGCGTATGCGCTTTGGAGGGTGGGGTAAAATTAGAAGTCCACCTGGCAATACCCTTACTAATTCTTACCTCCTCTATCCAGCCATTTACCGAATTAGTTACTTCTCCTTGAGCTAAACCAATATTCAATGCTTTCGTATTACCAAAAGTTGCAGAAGAAGGTAATGATTGATTGCCTTTTACTCCGTTGATATACACATCGGTTGTGCTTCCACTTCTCACTACTGCCACATGATACCAAGAACCAGTAGCAATAGGCGCGTTTGTTTTTGATGCTCCACCATTAACATTTTTTACCGAAAGAGATAAATAGCCATTACCGTCAACACTAAGTATCCAGTCGCCGGTAGAAGCACTGCTCCAGGTATCATTTGTTACGCTTTTTATAAACGTGCAATTTAAAGCATTAAGTTTAATCCAACAGTCAATAGTAAAATCCCCGTCAAAATTCCAATCAGCAGAAGCAGGCAAGGTTACATAATCTCCTGTTCCATCAAGCAACAAAGATGAAGCACCGAACTTTTTATCAGCAGTATCAAGTTGTGCATTACCTGCAAAAGTTAGGGTTTGCCCGGTTTCTGCAGTATAGGTATTAGCTCCGTCATTTCCGTCAAAATGGATAAGAGCTTTTATGTTGGTATCAAGCTCTTGCCCGATTATATAATTATCAACAATATCTTCGACTATTTCTGATATCTCGCTGCTTGTATATGTCTTTGTGTCACCGTCATCCTGCACGGCTAATTTTGCCAATAAGTCAAAATATCCGCGGATATCAAGAACAATATCCTGGTCTATCTTTAAAGTTGGCACTATGTTGGCGATATAACCGCGATAAACAAGTTTACTTGTTGAGCCGTCTTTAACCCTTATTTGGATATCATCACGGGCGGCAAAAATTATATCTCTATATTTCTTTTTTAATGTTATAGAGCAGCGTCCACACCCACCTAGTCGGTTCCATTCCCAATTAATTCCTGATATAAAAGGTGTTAAATATTTTTTTAAATCTCCGTTCTTATCCCTTAACTCTACGTTATATCCGCTTACTACCATAATTGATGTTTAATACCAACAATCCCTATGTGTTATTTTTACCGTTGCCCCTGCTGTGCCGGTAAAAACAATCGTATTGTCGCCCGGCTCAAGTTCGATAAAATCACCTTCGTAATCAACCATTGCGTCAGCACCGTCATTCAAGACCTCAAAATCATCGGTGTCGTATCTGTTGTCTACTTCCAAAACATTACCAGCAACAACAGTGCCGCGATACTGGAATGATTTACCGTTTGTAGTGTTTTCTATTTTTGCATCATCAGTTATGTCGCCAGCTGGCGCAGTAATCTCAATTTTTACTCTTGCCTTAGCATTACCGGCATTGTTAATTACATAACCCACCCCACTTGTCGGGGTGCGCTCGTCCGTGTGTTCTGTTTCTGATAGCCAAAATGGAAAATGAGCGACAAAAGTAGCGGTGAAATTCGCCAATTGACGGGCCAAGATTAAAGCCTTGTTGAAATTTTTTAATTGTGCCATTATGTAACGATCGTTATCCGTGGTAAACTTTTGAAATCCGTTCTGTAGCGCCGCCCGTAAAGTATCAATGTTTGATCTCAAATCGTCATATTCAGAGCCGGACACTGTTCCCTCAACAGAAATTGTAAGGCTCTTTCGTTTTGCCTCTTCAGCAATTGATCCGTCAGTGACCGGTATGGCTGTAATACCAATGGATTTCTCTTCCTTTATTTCAAAGCTTGAAATGACTATATCGTCAGTGAATTCCAGGGATCCAAACTTGATTTCAATTTCGTTTGCCATTATATTCTTTCAATCTCCCTTGATATTTCAGTCGATACCGCTTCAGCCAAAGCTTTAATATCGTAATCACTTCTGACGGACGGATTATTAATTTCTATACTAATACTGATCATATTACCTTGAGCTTTAGCAAGGGGTGTAACTCTGGCTCCGGACGGAAGATCTAAAAATTCTGGCCCAGACTCACCTACTAAAACACGCCCCGGGGAGATAATGTCCCCTCCGCGTTCCAATTCCGGGATAGCCAACATTTGGGCCAATCCGGTTGTTTCCAGTATGGCGGCTGATGCAGGGACGCCATTTGCGCCAAAAGATGCCAATGAAACCATAGCCGCAGCCGGAGCCCAAGCTTGGGCAATCAAAGCGGCAGCGGTAGACGATGCTGCAACCTGAGCTGCGAGTAACGCATTTCCCAATGCCCAGTTAATTAGACGTTGGACTGCGAACTCAATCAGTATTTCAACCATCTTCCATCCCAATTCCTGGAAAAATTGTTTTACATTTGCTGTTCCTTTCATCATATCAACAAAAAGAGTTGACATTCCTTGGGCAAAAGTATCTTTCATTTTTCCTATCGACACCCACATACTTTCATGAGATTTTTTTTGCGTATCTAAGGCTAAATTATAAAATTCTGTTTCTGCTTGTAGTCGAGCTAATTCTGAGCCGGTTTTTTCATTGTTCCAGGCGCGCCACATATCACGTAAACTGTCTATTTTCCTTTGTTCCTCCACTACTACATTTTGTATTCTTTCCTCGGCACCGATGTCAACATTTTTAATACCGCTTAAAACATCGGTTAAATTGTTTATACTGGAAATACTCTCATCGACAAATCCTGATATCGCACCTTTTCCTGTTTCCGATATTTTTACCGCACCTTCCACCATTTGAGTGGCAGTATCATCTAAGCCGGTCCTTAAATCATCTAAATTTTGCTTAACATTTCCGATACTTTCGGCTGCTTTCTTCATATCGCCAGAAAAATCTTTGCCAATCTTCTCTGATACTTTACCCAGCCAACTAAATATCGCTTGCAATATATTCAAAACTTTTTCTATTGCTCCAGCGATAAATGAAATAAGATTATAAAATCCGGTTGCTACCAGCCTTAAACCAAATTCAATTCCATTTAAGACTGGTATAGCCGTTTCTTTCAATTGATCCCAATATTTAATCATCAAAGAAATTCCTGCAATGGTTAATGCTATATAAGGGTGTGCTGTTGCAAATTTCATCATAGCTCCCACAACCATAATAATTTTTCCAGCAACAACTCCAAGCGCCCCGCCTAAAGTAAGCATTGCTCCGGCAACAGCCAAAGTTTGAACCATGGAGTTTCTAACTTGTGGATCTAAACTGTTAAACCATTGTGTTAAACCGGCCACAGCATTGGATAGCCTTTCAACTAATGGAATTAACGCTGTTCCAAGCGTAACCTGCAGAGAAACAAATGAGTCATGAAGTTTTTGTAAAGAGGTATAAGCCTCCAGGGAATAGTTAGCGGTGGTCTTAAAAGCCAGAATAAGCGGCCCAGTTATAGCCGCTCCTATCATGGAAAGGTTTTTTCCTATTTTGGATATTTGGTTACCAACCTGAACAAAATTATCGCCGATTTGTGTTAAATCATTTTTTACCTGCTGAGCGAATTTTTCAATTTTCTTGCTGACCTCATCTCTCAGCTTTAAGATTATTTCGAGTTCGTTGTTTGACATTATCTTCTTCTTCCTGTCTTATGGCAGCAAGTTCAGATTCTATAATATCTATTACGTCATTGAATTTAGCCGACTGCTCTAACCAACCTCCGGTATTAGGCAAGTAACCCGCCACAAAACGCCGGTAAGCGCGAAAATAATCCTGGCTGTTGTGGTCAACCATCTTTTTAGGACAACGCTGAAACCTTAAATCGCCGATTTGCCATTTATCGGTAACTGGACTATCTTGCGTACACCCACGTTCTTTTTTTTGTTTTGAGTCACACGCCGCGCAATTGAGATTAAAACGACTCAGATTCGCGGCGATGATCAGTTTTTTCTTTCTTCTTCTCCGACTTTATTAATTTCCTTAATTTTAAGAGCGAGTTCAGAAATAACGTTTCCAGGAATCAACCTAATAACCTCATCAGATGCTACGACATAGGTCTTGTTGGCGATAATGCGCCGGTCGGTTTTAAAATTTATCGGCTCTCCATTTTTGTTAGTGAAATTTTCAATACCTCTCAGCCCGAAAGCAACCATTTCGAGTTCGCTTTTTCCCAGGTTAAAAGAAGCTTTGGCTTTACCGGATCCCGGCTGAGAAGGATCAGTCTCATATTCCCAGGCAATATCTTCCAGTTGTTTACGTATCCTAGTATCAATAACCCCTAATTTAAAAATCGTTTTAGGATCGCCCGTGTCATACTTTGATACATAATCTATAATCTCGTTCAAATCCAAGGCCAAAATTCCCATAATTACCTCCTTTTTTGTAATTATTTCACGTGAATTATTACGAATGCTTCAACGCAATTTCGTCATTTCCTGTATTCATATTTATACTAATAGGGATATTAACAACTACTAATCCATCGGCTTCCTCTATCCCTACGTTTGTAAATGTTATTTTGGGTAATGTGATAGTCAAAATGTTCCCGGCAGTGGCTCCAATAACTAAAGAAGCAGCTATCTCGGTGGCTGTTTCAAATTTATCCAGGAAATCATAAGTTGCCTTTGTGGGCGCTTCTATAATAATATTTCCGGTGGGATTGCGCTTCCCACAATAGAAACCGGCATAACCATGTGCGGCCGACATATCTTCTCTTTTAATTATTGGAATACCCATATCTATATTAAATTCGCGCAAAACGAATGTTGTTACAGAATCAAGCGTGAAAACCGCTGACAGCGCTTGTGGCGGGTTTTTAAAATTAGATTCAAAAGTAGGCGTGACAATGCTTGCATCGCTATCATCCTGGTATAAACCAGATACCTCAAAATCAAAATAAACCGGGGTTCCGGCTTTACCCGATATTTTCATGTTTCCCACAGATCCGAGAATCTTGTATAGAGCGCCGTCTATATAAGAATATATGGAATTTGATTTTAAACTGGCTGAAGCAGGAGTATATGTTACATCAGAAGCTCCAACAGCTTCAGAAAATCCGCAACCTTCCCAAAGATCTCCTATCCTGGGAGCTGTGGTTGCTGTTCCGGAACCGCAATACTCAACCTTAAAACCTAATTTTGTGTATTTCTTGCCTACGATGGGCTTTAATTTGCTCATTGAATGAAACGGATGCTTTCTTTCTATTACTTCCGCATCAAATTCAATCTTTGGTTTTTCTACCACCGGTATAGCGTTGGCTGCAGCTGTTGGCACCGAATCTTGCCCATAACTTACTTCGTTCTTAACCAGCAACACCTGTCTTTCAATTAACTTAGTCATGGTCCACCCTCCTTTTTAAACTGCAGTCGTTGGATCTGTAGTTTTATGCCTGTATTCAACCTCAACATTAACCATCAAACCGCAGTAAGGTTGCCCTTCTGTGGATTCAAATGGCAAAATATTTTTTATCCTGGTAGCTATAGCGTAACCCCCCCGGGTATAGTCTGACATTAGCGACTTTTTAATATCTCCCAATAGGCTATTTAGATGGGTGTCTGTATCTGTAGGCTTTACAGACCAAACATCAAGAAGAACTGATAATTTACAATTGGTTATAAATCCCGGCCTATCTTCGCAATCCTCTTGCCCGGCATTTACAATAATGCACGGAACGTTAGCCAAAGAATTACCGTCTTGACTCCATCTTTGCACTGAGGATATCGTATTCACATAACCATTTATTGTGGTTATTCCCTGTAAAGTTGTTAATATATTTGCCAAAATATTTTCTCTTACGCTATTTGCCATACTTTTAAACTCTCTTAAGTGCTTTTTCTATTGCCATATTAAGACGTTGTATACGAAGGTTATCCATGTTTTCCCAGGTTTCATAAAACCCAAGCCTGGGTACAACCTTTATTTTGTTTTTTAAAACAAATAAAGGTATTATTTCCCGCGATCTGCTTTTTACTTTTGCTAAAAAAGACTTTCCATGAAGCTTAAGCATAATGATATTTTTTAAAAGCCCGGGCTTTTTGTATTGGCTTTTAAGCCTGCCATCTGTAGTAAACAACTCTTTTCTCATTGATAATGGAACAGCCAATCCCCTGCGATTGTTGTTTGAAAAATATCCTCCGGTTTCATGTCTTTTTGCTACCTGTGATTCTGTAAATACAACCATTCCCATGCCCTGGATAGAAGTTGAGTTTAGGCTTGCCCTATGGAAATATTGGAAAATACCATGTGGATGCGGCTTGAGTCCTGGGCGGCCGGATAGGCGTGTTTCCCTAAAAGTTTTTAGAAATTTTTTACTCAAATAGTCAAATGCATCTCCTAATTCCATTTTTAACTGGTCGGGAATTGTCCTCATGGCTTTTTCCAATTTTGCTGAGTTTATTTCAACAGTAATCATTTTATTTTTGAACTAAAAGATGCCACATGGCATCATCATGCTCTATAATGTCAACAACCAGCCATGTTGCGTTTGATCCACCGGATAATGCAGGAAAGGATACTTTGTCTGCGCCTTTGCTCACTGAAGAAACACCGGCAATAGAATCGTTTGCAACAAATATTTCAGCTTGATTGAGCAGGACGCGGCCCGTATCTTCGTTTGATGTATTGAGCCTTTCGCGTTTTACTACCGCTTTAATACTTTTTCCGGTTCCTCCGGAAGGAGTATAAGTAATTGTTTCCGCAAATTCGTCAGTGTTGAGAAAACAATCACTTACGTCCTCGTCTAATTTTGTTTTAAAATTAGTCATCCTGTTTATCTTTCTTTTTTTCTGCTTTTTTTGGTTCCTCTACAGTAACAATCTTTGCCTGGGAAAGCTGCATAGCTAAATCTACTTCCGAAGTATAAACGCTAACACTTTCTCCCTGGGCTATGACAGTGCCTGCTTCGAGTTTTTTTCCATTAATAACTTTACTTTCGGTAAGAACTATTTTGAAAATTCCCATAATTATCTCCTTTTTTGTGTTTTAAAATAATTGCAAGGTGGAGTATTTCTACCCCACCCGCAATTATGGGAGGCGCTTTTCACGCCAACAATTAACTTAATGTAGCTTTAATCGCGTGTTGCCAATAACCATAACCGACATTGCGTTTAGCTTTTACACCATAAAGGTGACGGTTGTTTTTAAATTCTTCTTCAGAATTCTCTGCAATGGCAGAAACGGTTATGCCTTCTTCGTTCTGCAAAATGAAAGGTTTCGCGCGGCCGTCTGTACGGAAAGCATAAAGTTCGGTTGTTGTGGTTAATCTTGGGTTCGCAGCAACCTCTATTTTTAATTCGCTGTTTTTTACAGGGTTATCTATCGCTCCTGTGCCGGTACTTAAAAGATTTGAAGAAACGGCTTGCATCCCCGAAGCCCACATATTTACAGGAACCATGATCATGAATGAGCGGGCATTTTCGTTCATCGGTTCGCCTTGGTCATCTTTAAGCGCATAAAAATGCTGAACTAATTTAAGAATTACCTTAGCCATTTCGCTAGCTGTAGGGTTAGCAGCAGTTGCAACATCTAAATCGCTATAATCAGAAGATGTTAATAAATTTGAAAGCGAACCGCTGTCGCCTTCACTATGAGCCCCATAAAAGAAATAACTTCCGTCGTAGCATGCTGTTGCTGCGCCATTAATAATCAATGTTGAAAGTAAAGAACCCCAATGAGCGTTAACCCTGTCTGCCATTTCGGCAATTCTTATATTAATTTGCCCAGTTTTGTCTCTGCGAAGATCATCTACACTTATTTCCAGGGTTGATTCAAACGTTTTGTTCTTTATCGTAATTCCGTTCTCCCTTAATCCTTTTGCGTGGCGGCCACCAATCCATTCGCGAAGAGCCGGAGAGAATCCAAGCCATTTGTAGGTCTCTGATTCCTGATCGGAAAGTATTTCCATACCTATCCTGAATGGCCATGCAATATCCTTTGACGTTTCCAGAATCTCATAAAATTTCCCGATAATCGCTCTACTCGATAAACCGCTCTGATCCATTTTAATACCTCCTTTTGTGAATGACTTTAGCCTTACCTGTATCCGGTTTCTGGTCTAAAGCAATTAATATTTAATTATATCGACCTGCAAGAAACTGCTTCGAACGCAACGATTACTTTTGTGCTGCTGACATGGCGCACTATCTTACCGATTGCTGAATTACTTGTAGAAGAAAGTGTGAAAGTGTTATCGTCAGACGCATAGACAGTTGATCCTTCATCCGTAACCCCGGTTACTCCTGTGACCGCAAGCTGAATTTTGCCCTTTGGGCGCACACGCACGTTGATATCTCCGGCATCCCCGGATGAATTGTCAGCTTTTTTAACGGCGAATCCGGCGAAATTATCTCCCGCAACCAAAGGCCTAAAATATCCGGAACCATTTTCACCAACCGCTGCGCCTTCATAGATAATATCGCTTGCGATTACTGGAAGATCGTTATATTCTCCCTCTTCGAAAGCTCTCGGCTCATTTTTAGCTAATGTAGTCATTTCCAAACCTCCTCTTAAATTAATTGTTATTAACAACCGATAGTTACCCTAACTATCCTTTCTTAAGAATTTTCACCTTGCCTGAGGCTTCAGCTTTCTTAAAGTGGAAATAAGCTTCTTCGGTCTTAAATTCTTCGCGAAGTTTTTGGTCTTTGGCAAATTCCTGTTTGCATTGTTCTTCCAGAGATAAACTTCCTTTTTCCGGTTGTTCAGTTCCTGGTCCCGGGCTCGGTGGAGCATTCTTTTCTAAAAGATCAAGTTTACGGGCCTTAAATTTACCTTCCGTAACTTCTAAGCTATCCCCGGCAGATATAGATTCTTTAACTATATCTTCTACTTTTTCGTAAACCGCTGATTTTTCTAAAATGCTTGCAACTCTCGCCCTTTCCAATTTTAAAGTATCGGAAATTACCTGTTCCTTCCCGCCTTCCAGACCTTCCGTATGTAGAACCTCTACAAAGTCGGGCTTTTCTTTTTTTAACGCTTCAAGCGTCAAATCCTTTAATTCCATGATTTTTACCTCCTCTTTATTGTTTATTTCTTCCTCATCTAATCCGTTTCTTTGATACCGTTGGAGGAAATTTATTGTTTTTTCAACGGCATCCGGAGTGCTTAAAAATTTATTTAAAAAAGTGGTCATTTCGGCGGAAGGTTTTACGTCTTCATTAAAAAATTTGCCGAATAACCCTTTAGTTGCTGCCGGATCATCAACTATATCTGACGCAAAAAGCTTTTTATACCGCACTAACGCCGGCAATGGCTCACCTGTTTGCGAGTCTTTTGCTCTTGTTCCATCTTTTTCCAGGCGATATTCTAATTCAGCGTCAAAAACTAAAGATGAACCGAATGCTGCCGGGTCGCTTTCTGCCAAATCGAGAACGTAAGTAGCTAAGTCGCCATCTGGTGTTTTATATGCAGTTTCATCAATATATAAATCCGCGCGGACAATATCGCCATCTTTCCGGAAATTTTTCGCACGGCCAAGAAATGTTCCCAATGCTGTATTGCTCATATTGGGGTGGCCAAAACGTGATTTTACGCCTATTTTTGCTTGATTACTGAGATCAATAACCTGATCTAACGCGGTATCGTCAATTTCCCAATCTCTAACATCGCCATCGTTAAGTTTCCCCTTATTTAAAACTGCATAGCCAAAAATAGCCCCCTTACCTTTGCTATGGACAAATTCTCTATCTACTTTCTGCTCACTTGAAATGCCTCTGGCGATATCAGCCCTTAATAATTGTTTTACCGACATTATTGCCTCCTTTAATTTTTATAAATATATCTTTCGGCAAAGACATTGTGTTAATTCGAATCAGTGTTATTTTTATCAAACTATTATTTTTAATTTCCTTATCTTGCTTTTTTATCATCTCGTAAAACCAACTATTGTCGCTGATTTCCCAGAATCGCATTTAAAATAAACCTTAAATCCCGGCTTGCAATCTATAAATTCATAAAATTGCCTCGGAGTAAGCGTAGGATAGTCATCGTAAGTTACATTGCTATCGCCGAAAGCAACAATAGCTGAGCCTTTATTCTGTATACACAAATATTTATCCGTGACCGGCAATTCGTATACTGCCGGACTTCCGTAACCAACATTGATCGGGGCTATTTTTTTTATTATTTTTCCGTAACTTAACCCATTTTCGCTTATGAACATTCCTCCGGAAGATTTTCCTGATTGTGCGTTATAAAATTCTTTTCCGTCTGCCGAAACTAGTCTTACTGGTATAGCTTCTTTAGGTTCTTTGTTTTTTACAATTATGTCTTTAGCGAACTTTTCAATTGATTTTTTGAAAGACAAAGCCAAGTCTGATATTTCCCGGGAAAGCCATTTTTTATCAAAGATTTCATACCATTTAGGCTTTGATATTGATATTTCCGGTGGGAATTGCATATCTCCAAGATTGCTTATCTTCATTTCACCAGGAAATATTATGTCTGATAAATTCTTTATAGTTAACTCATGGGGAAATTTTATTGCCGATATATTTTTTATAGAAACATCTTCCGGAATATGCAACTCTGAAAAATTTTTGATAGCAATTTCTTTAGGAAATTCATCCATATTTATTATCTTTGATGTTTTATCGCTGGTAGACTTAATAACCTTTTCCAGTAGTTCATATATTTTTTTGTCTTCTTGTTGATTTTCTATAATGTTTTTAAGCGCGGTGGCTATATTTTCAAAATTTTTATTATTTGATTTTTGAGTTTCTGCGTTTGATAACAATATATTCAGTAGCGCAGATAAAATATCCTGGTCGTCAACCCCGAATATTCCAGCTAATTTTCTTTTTTTATCCAATAGTTGCCGCAATTTGTCCATCAATTACCTCATTAGAACGCTTTTTTAATTCTTCTATGGCTTCCTTGTCCTTAGAGCTTGGGTCGTCTTGATCGTCATTTTCTGGCTGATTGGATTTTCCGGAAGTTTGTGTTTTTGCGGTTGAAAATCCCAATTCCTTGCGTTTTTCTTCTTCTCTTGCCTGTTGCTCGAGATTTTCTTCCCAGTCTTTTCCCTGGCTGGCGCACTCATCGGAAAGATTTGATACCCCTATTTCCATGGCAAGCTTTGATGCTTGAACTTCTTTTAGTGGATCAACCCATGACCATCCCGGAGCGATCCATCTTGCGCGGGTCCAATCAAGCCTTTGCTCATAAAAATTAGTTGCTGGAAGCTGATTTCTTAACCATGCCTCCTCAAGCAACATTTCCCACACAGGCTGGCAAAGTTTTTTTGCTATCCATTCCTGCCTAACTCTGAAGTATCTGCGAGCCTCGAGCAAAGCCGCTCTTGCACTTGAATAATTTGTTTGACTAAAATCTTTAGCCACTAATTCATAAGGCAACCCCAGGGCCGCAGAAATCGCACGTAAAATGCGGTTTACAAACGGCTCAAATGATCCTCCTGGCCTATTGGGGTTGAATGCTGCTATTGTTTCGCCCGGTGATAAATATTCGATCATTCCCGGTTCGAGCTCTTCGACTTGTTTTCCAGAAGAATCTGTTGAGCTCGTGCGGGCTGATGCCGCGGCTGCAGCATCTTCTTTTGTGATAAAGATAGAAAAACACGCGGCTATGCGTGCCGATACTAATTCCGCTTCCAAATAATCTGCCAAATCTTTAAAATAAGTAAGAACCGGGGCAAAGAATGGAACTCCGCGAGTTTGTCCGGGGCGGTTCATCCAGTAAAGATGTAAAACATTTTTTCTGCCGAGAATATTTTTAGCCGGATAAACATTATATGATTTTGAGGAATTATCTATATTTTTTCTTGAATCTACTAAAGTAGAATCTCCCGGATGAGTTTTTTTAATATAATATTCAATCGGTTCTCCGCGGTTGCCTATTCTTACTCCATAACGGACAGATTTATCACCATTTAAATCTGAAGGGGTACCAAGGCGATCTGATTCTATTACATCAAGCGCTAAAGAAAATGGGCGTATACCATCTTCTTTTAGCATAAGTGGCAATATAATAGCTTCTCCATTTTCAAGTATTTGCCGGTCAACCAGTTGCTGAATTTCATAAAAATCTAATCGCTCACCTGCGTCAGCAAAAGGTACCCATTTTTCCCAACTTCTTTCTGCTTCTTTTTGAAAATTCTTAACTTCGTTCGGATTTATTTTTAAACTATCTTTATCTATGCGACTTTGAGGATTAATTCCGGTACCAATAACATTGGTCGTTATAGTACTGGTTATCCCAGCAGCAACCGGATCGTTTCTGTTTAAATCTCGGCTGCGTTCCCTTAAATCAGATAATTCCGGAAGTAAATCTTGGTCCGCTGAATTTGCGCCCGGAAGCCAATTACTCCTAAGCCTTGACTTATTTGCCCCCCGGTATGAACTTAGCATTTTAAGCGACTTACGGTAAGCAAGGCGTTTATATGCAGCCGCGGGACTGAAAATTCCGACAATTGAGTCGGTAAAGAGACTTAGCTTTTCAGAAAATTTTTTTGTTTCAAATTTTACTTCTTTCATGACGGGTCATTAAAGTCGGCATAAGTGCGCACCGATGTTCCTGATTCTGAAGCGATTTCTTTTTTTAATTTATCGCGTAAGGACATTAATTCTGAAAGTGAAATATATTGAAGGTTTCTTCCGGCTATGGAATAAGATTGCACGGCTCCGCCAGTGAGCCTGGCATTTATGGCCGTTTCGACGTTTTCAAGCATTTCTGCTTTTGTAGGAGCTGTCATAATTTATCTACCCCACAAAATAAAAACGGCAATCAGGTGGTTAGGCACCTAACTGCCGTTTTTAAAAAAAATAAACAATATAAGGCGTCCCTTATATTATTTAGTTACTACGCCTTTATTCTTTCACTGTTACTAATCTTAGTCAAGAATCTGATTCAGCCAGGCTGAAAATAGTTTAGACGTTAATCGGGCGTTCTACCTTCACTTTAAACCTCTTTTTGCATGCGTTACATCTGTAATATTTCACCGGCAAATCCCGGCCGTAGCATTTTAGCTTATCTGAATGGCAATAAGGACATTCTAAAATAATGTGCTTGACCACTATTTCTTGTGAAATAATTTTGGGAATATCGGTGTGCTGTTTTTCTTTTACATACCCCTTCAGCCAGCCTTTTTCCTTTTTGATCCAACTAACCACGTTTCATCCAGTTTTTTCTATTTCCTACCCACGATTTGTGTTCCCCCGGTTCCTTTTCTTGCTTAACAATTTGTACCTTTGGTTTGTCTTCTTCGCGCAAAGCATATACTCTTAACATTTCAGCCGCTGATAATGCATATACTTCGGAATCCCAAAAATGGTTCGGAGTATGTTGCGATAATAATTTCCATACTTCCCGGCGTTGTCCGGAACGTTTGCCCCGCTCCAATACTTTACCCTCGGCACACATTTGCCTGAAATAAATTTCTGAAGGGTTTCTATATAAATGAAATTTTTTGTTTTCTCCTTCTATTGATATAAGTCTGGCCAATTTATCCTTAAACATGTTTGTATCTATGTGATATAGCTTGAGGCCTCCGGGAATGGTTTTGCCATTAGGATATTTGTCAATTGTCGAAATTTTATACAATAAACCCCTAAGAGTGTCGCTGCCTTTTATTGGCCGAAACAATCCTTTAAATTGTCTGCATATATCGTATACCTCATCAGTTCTATGGCCGCTATCTATGTTTGCTAAACTCACTTGAAAATCTGGAAATCCTTTTACCTCAGAATGAAAAACTCCATCAACAATCTGCGCTATCAATTCCTCCCAGGTTTCTATATAGGCCTCCTTAATAAGCCAATTTTCATAACCTACACCAAATCCGCGAATGGTATAAATTAAATAATCTTTTTGCACGTCTACTCCGGCGGTTAGGATGATTGCTCCTTCCGGAACTGTCTCCTTTTCGTATTCAAGACAAAGCTTTTTAAGTATTTCCGGTTTTCGTTCCTCTATCTTTTCGTGCCATTCCTCAGCTAACCATGAATTTATAAAATTCATGTGCAGTTCTGGCCTAGTATAAGATACTAACCATTCAGCGGCCAGATCAGCGAAAGTCAACCAAGGAGAATAAATAGCATTTATCCAAAACCCTTTATGTGATGACTGCCTGAAACTTCCGCGGATATTGCCGTCTTTATCGATGGTGGCGCCTTCAGGGATCCATTTGCCCTGAAGCATCATTTTTTGCTTCATGTTATCCGTTATGGTTCGCTTGCATTCGATACATTCATACCAAGCCAGACGCTTTTGCTTGATTATCTCCGGATCTCTTTCTTCTTTGGGAAACTTAACCTGTGACCACATTAAATATTGGTATTTACCGCAATGCGGGCAAGGGACATAAAATTTGCATTTATCGGAACGATCGTATTCCCGGGTAATGTAGCCCTCGGGTATAGTTGGAGTTGAAACTTTTACTGTTTTACTATTCCAAAATGTTCTCGTTCTTTCCGATGCGAGCTTGATCGGATCAGCCTCTCGTCCGGAATACGGCGGATATTTATTAATTTCATCAAAAAGAAGATACTTTATTGCTTTGCTGGACAGGACCGCCGGACTATTTGCCCAAGCCATGTATAGATTCATCCGATCAAGGGTCATAACGAATTTGGTTATATCATCTTCTTCGCCGGTAAGATGAGTAGAAAGCGCCGGCGATAATTCAATCATTGCCTTGATGCGGTCCTTGGAGAATGTTTTTGCATCATCTTTAAGCGGCATTACCACAAGCGAAGATCCCGGATCCTGGTCTATAGCATAGCCAATCATGTTTAAAAAACTTTCTGTTTTTCCGGTTTGAGTGCTCGCCTTAATAGTAATTTCTTTTACAGAAGGATCGGAAAAGGAATCCATAATGCCGCGAAGATACGGCGTTCTATCGGTGCGCCAGCGCCCTGGTTCAGCTGAAAGCATGCCAAGAATACGATTCCTATCGGCCCACTTCGAAACAGAGATCTTCTCTGGCAGCTTCCAGGCCAGGCGTTCGGCTTCCGACCAGATATCCTTATTTGCCTTTCTTTTTGGTATGAATAGGCTTTCCTGAAGCAAACTCATCTATTATCTCCTCTATCCTTTTTCTTAATATCTCTGAAATTTCTTTGGCTTCTAAACCAACTACTTGCGGAGCAACTGCATTGGGTAACGCTAAAAGTCTTGTTTTGATAGTCAGGATTTTATCAATATTATTTTTTTCAACTTCAGCTACCGGAACAAGCTGTTTTGTTTTCCGCTTATATTCCAGCTCAGCTAAGAGCGCTTTAAATTTTCGATACTTGGCTTCATCCTTGTCCTCTTCTTTTTGTTTTTTTACCCGGCGCTTATCATGATTGTTGCGCCATTCTTGCACGTCTGAAATATTAAAATACCCTTGTCTTGTTTTAGGCAGGCCTTCTTTTTCCCAATAGCGGACTGTTCGGGGAGATATGCCGAAAATTTTGGCAAGCTCTTCCTGGGTTTTTATAATCCCTGGGTTAGGTTTACCGTCTTCATATTCCTCCAGCTCCTCGAGTTCTTTTCTGGACGGCGGTTTACCACTATGAGGTTTTTCCAATAAAGCAATATGCCGCTTCTTTTTAGCCACTTCCAAAATCCCCAGTTTATTTTCTTGTTTCTGCGGTTCTTGCATATGGTACAAGCATTTGCAAATATATTATTTATTAGGTAAAATAACATTGCTACAATTCCCCGCGGTCGAAAAAAGCTCACATGCTTGTACCATGTGTGTTGGGTCGTCGTTAACGCGGCGATCCCGGCCGCTTATTTTAAATCTTCTGTTATTGCCAGAGTATTCCGCAATATACATTCTAGTTGCTCATCGATATGATATTTCTTTTTTAATGAATCAATAGCAAGTGTTGGACTATTTCCTCTTCGCTTTGCTGCAGCAATCCAATCGCAAAGCATTTCCATAAAAGCAAACAGATCCATCGCTCTTATAGGATCGTTGAGCGTTTGCACCGTAAAATCTTCGAAAAATTCTACATGATGATCGTTGTGATTCGTATGATGCTTAAGCCCGGATCCCATTGTTTTGCATGCCTCTTTGTATTGATCTGAACCATATTGAATATTTTCATTATTTAGCGCCCATACTGGATCTATATAGAATGGCTTTTCTGATTCGCTAAACTTACTTTCATCGTGACAAAGCGCTTTATCAATCAAACGCTTTATGCATGCAAACATTCTACTCGCAACCAATTGCTGATGCTTTCTGGTGTCGGCTTCAAAAAATAATTCTTTGATTTTTTTGTTTCCTTCCATTGGCTACCCCTTTTTTGCTTTCTTCCCTGTAAACTCTTCCCAGCGCTTTACTGCAACGTCAACGAATATAGGTTCAAGTTCCATTGCAAAGCACCTGCGATTTAATCTTTCAGCTGCGATTATCTGCGATCCGGATCCGCTGAAAGGCTCATAGCAGATATCGCCTGACTTAGTGTGGACACGCATTGGGATAGCGAATACTTCTGTGGGCTTAACGGTGGGATGCTCAAGGCCTGTGTTTCGCATTTTACCTTCCCAATCAAGCTCCCAGGTATCGTTATAGTATTCCGGGCTTTCAGGATCACCGGTCCGCATTAAACCAACCGGCCAGACTGATCCTATTTTCTTCTGTGATACCCGGTAGTAAGGCTTATGCTTTTCGCGCCAACCGAAAAGACAGGGTTCGTGTCTCCAAGGATATACTGAAAAACTTATAACTGTTGCTGGCTTAACCCAAACAATTCGTTGATGAATTAAAATCTTAAGTTCTCTTAAGATTTTAAAAATTAATTCTTGTCTGCGATCAGCATGCCAAAGATAAAGTGCCGCGTTGATATCAACATTTTTCAAACCTATGGAATAGAAATCGCGGTAAAAGCTTTCTGCATCCGGAATATCGATTTCGTGATATACCCCTGTCCAATCCTTGCCTCCCTTGGGTCTGTCTTTGCCGGTATAGTCAACCATATAAGGTGGATCTGTAGCAAAGAGTTGCGCCTTCTTGCCATCCATAAGACGTTCCACGTCTTTCTTGTTGGTACTGCTTCCACATAAAAGCCTATGGTTTCCCAGAATCCACAAATCTCCTTTTTTAGTAATTGCTTTTTTAGGGATTGGTGGGATATCATCCGGAAGAGTTTTGCCGGATCCTGCAAACTCTGGATCAAACTTATCGGTAATCTCCTCATGTAATTTTGCTATCTTTAAATCTTCGTAATCGGCTGGAATACTTTCGCGCAATTTATTAAGTATCGGGATTAGTTCTGCCGTCCATGTGCCTACGATTCTTTGATTGTTCAAACTTATGGCCATTGCCTGATGATACGTATCATCAACGTCAACCATAATACAAGAAACAGTTTTAACACCAGATTCTTGCAATAACCTTAATCGTTGGTGGCCAGAAACGAGTTGCATATTTCGTTTGTTGACTACCAGCAGATCCACATATCCGAATCGTTCAAGACTTTTCCGTAAACCATTTAAAGCATCTTCGGTAATAGAGCGTGGATTGACAGGGTTTGGCAAAATACGCTTTATTTTGATTTCCTTTATTTCCGGTTTTAGATTGATCTTATTCATATAAAAGCGTTTATTCTGTTGTGTTTTTGATTTCTAACCATTTTCAAAAAGCGGAACAGGAAATGGAAAAAAACAATTTCAAATGCAAACTTCGTCGGCGCGTCGCCCGACCCGCGTAAGCCCCACCCCCTAGGAAGGACCCGCAGCTATTATGTTTTTCAATGTCTTTATAGTTTCGTTTGTATCTTTTGACATAGCCAGCCACACCCTGCGTCTAACTTGTCTACTATACCCTGCTCCTATCATTGCTTTATCTAATGTTTGCAATACTTCAATAGCATGTCTTATCTTGGTAACATTATGTTTACGTTTAATTGCTTTTATAAATTTATTTAGCATCTGCTTTAATATTCAAATGTAGCTTAGGTCTTGTAATGATTAGTCGCTTTAGTTTTGGTGGTTGATTTGGTATCAGCAATCCAGACGTATCGGGAAAAGTAAAATCAATAGTCATTCCTTGTTGCATTAAATCATATAACCTTATAGCGCATTGAGTCATCTCCGTAAGAATATTCCTCATTTCTTCTTTGTTATTGTCATTACCGTTTAGGTTTAATCTGTCATTATTGTCTGCCATGTGCCAATCCATCCTCTAATTAATAAGTGTTAACTTAAGTAAGATGCTATTGAATTTTGCAAATCACTAACATTCTTTACCTTTGCGAATACGAATTTATTTAACTTAGATTTTAGATTATTAATTACTCTTCTACGCACTAAGACATAATTGTGCCTTATAACATAACCCAAGAAATCTATGCCGTTTGATACCGGCTGAAGCTTCTGACGTTTAGGGTGCAGCTGTAACTTTAATTGAGTGGCAAGAAATTCTCTTATCTCTTCCTTCCAGTGGAACAACTCTTTTTTGTTATGGCTTAACAATACAAAATCATCTACATAGCGCAGATAGTATTTTGCTTTAAGGGTATGCTTAACAAACTGATCTAATTCATTTAGATAAACATTAGCAAAGAATTGACTGGTAAGATTACCAATAGGCAATCCCCTCTTGTTGTCTTTTCTGAATAAGCTTTTATTAAATGGAATGTTAAGCAATAACTGCTTAGGGCCTTTAGGAATATATGATTTGGTGCAATCCCAGAATAAAATTGTTTTGGTAAGCCATAATGTTTCCGGATCAGATACTTTCTTACTGATTAAATCAAAAAGGATTTGCTTGTCTATGCTGGTAAAGAAATCCTTAACATCCAGCTGCAGATAATAGGCTTTAATGTTTCCATTCGTGGTAATGTTTCGTAAAAACTTTCTTAGGCGCCTGGATGCCCGGTGGGTGCCTTTTCCTTCCCGACAGGCATAGGAATCATAAATAAAGATTGGCTCCCAAATCTTTTCAAGCTCATTAACCAGGACATGATGGACAATCCGGTCCGGGAAGTCAGCGGCGAAGATTTCTCTTTGCTTGGGCCTTTTAGCTGTAAACAAGACAGAACGCGAAGGGTGGTAAGTATGATTCTTTAAAACGTATTCTAATCTTACAAGGTTATCTTCGGCGTTTAATTCAAACTTTAACGCATTATAAGTGTTGCGTTTCTTACGCCTGCAATCAAGATAACGCTCGTAGATATTCCGGTAAGAGAATATTTCTTTTGTTGAGCCGCTGGCTGAGACGAACTGGACGGACATAGTTATTGTTATTCTTATGGTTGTTGTTCACGTTGCCGTTGTTGAAATTCACTATGCGAGCGTAATCTGAATTGCCGGCAACTTTGCTTATTCACTTTTCGCTCCCTTGGAGCCTCCGGAAGCAGATCCTTTCGGTACCGCTTCCTGTATTCTTATACCTGCCCGGGTGGAATAAGCGCCCAGTGACTTCTTAAGCGCGCTTTCGTAAGTTTACCTACCTACGAAATACTGGCCTTCTTCCACCCTTCGCACTGTCTTGCAATTTCGCTGACTGACTTAACTACAAACTCAAAATTCTTGAAAGAACGAAAAACCTTTGCCCCGTTAGCGATATGAATAATAATTTTTAGCTCTAATAGCTTATTCAAGGCCTCTTCCAGGTAGACTTGCCTTGTTTCCTTGATGTTTGCCTTAGCGAGCAATACGCATATCCGGAGAGAAAGCTTTCTGAAATCAGCGCCGAGAGTGTATTTGTTATAACGCTCGTAGTGCCTGACTGTCTTTTCAAAATAAACAGCTAAATCAAGTGCTGCTTTATATACCGGTAATTCTTCGTATTTGCTCATCTTTTTACCTCATCAAAAAAGGTCAAAATATCAACTCACTGGCTGAGACGAACTGGACGGACATCGCTACTGTTAACCTTACGGGTGCCGCCCACGTAGCCGAGGCTGAAACCCACTACGCGAGCGCAATCTGAATCGCCGGGATAAGTGGTTCTTGTCCAGTAATAGTCATCGAGTTTTAACCCTAATACTTTGGCTGCTTCCACTATGGCTGGATTTGCTTTATCCTCATCAATCAAAGAAAGTAACTCTTCAAGGCTTGGCTGCATGCCACCTAACTTAGCAGCATGGTCTTGTCCGACTTGCCAGGGAATATGTTGTTCGTGTTCGGTTGGCGCCCAGTCGTAGTTCTTTCCGGTAAGAACGCTTAGATATTTATCCCTAATCCAGCCGTCATCAAGCTTTACGAACCTATCCGGGCTTTTACGTAAGGCTATAAAATCCTTTGCTGAAATATTTGTTACCTCTACTTTTTTCTTTGACCCCTTTGCCTTTACCATCTTTCCTCCTTTTTAAAATTCATAAATTATCAAATAGTCAACTGTCACCGGCTGAGACGAACTGGACGGACATAGAAATCGTTATTCTTACGGTAGTTGCCCACGCTGCCGTAGCTGAAATCCACTACGCGAGCGCAATCTGAACTGCCGGCATGAACCTGTCTTGTCCAATACCAGTCAGATTTAAGGTTCAATATCTTTGCCCCTTCTACTATTGCCGGGTTATACTTTGATGTATCTAATAAGGTCATTAACTCTTCCGGGCTTGCCTGGCGGCCATATTGAGCTGAGTATTTCTCTGCCTCTTCCCAGGGCAAGTTCTTTTCTAACTCTGCCGGTGCAAAATCGTAATTCTTACAGGTCAAAGCGCTCAAATATTTATCCCTTAACCATCCGTCCGGAAGTTTAACTATCCTGTCCGAAGCTGTGCGTAAGACGATAAAATCCTGGACGCTTGAGACCTTTTCTACGTTTACCAGCGTTCCGAAGCCTAATTCTTTAAGCTTTCCGGCTATTGCCGGGACGTCAATGTGCTTGCTCAAAACCTTTTCAATTTGCCTTTGCGAAACTTGCTTGCCCCCCATAACACCTCCTATTTTAATCCTCTTCAATAAGCACCCTTACTCCTAAAGGTCCTTTTATGAAGGCTACATCAATATTCTTAAGCCACTTAGCATCATCCCTTGTTATGAATGTTTTCTTTAGAGCATCTGTAATTGCTTTAGTACCGCCTATATAATTATCTTTATCGCGTACTCTTCTTTGTGGAAAGCTTAAAATATATAAAACTTTTACCGGATTAGTAAATACATATTTTTTATTAATCATCCACTGTTCAAATATAAGGTTTCTCCATCTATTGCGCGCTTTATATCTCACCGCCCAATGCTGACAAGATGTAACATTCAAAGATTCCGGTGCTACCGGTACAAAGAAAGTAATTTGGTTGTTTAGTCTTTCCATTTTAGTAGCCCCCATATCGCCAAAACAACATAAACAAGAAACAGAAAGCTTTGGGCATATGCAGTTATGTGAAAATCATAAACGCACCAGGCTGAATTGGTAACAAGCCAAACAAAAAAACAAATTCTTTTCTTTTGGATATTTAATATCACTCCGGCTATAGAAAGTATCGTAAAAAACCACACTATTTAAACCTTCCTCCATTCTTTCTTGCCTTCCTTACGCATTTCCTGCATACATGCCCTAAGGCTCTTTCCACGCATTTGCCCATTTTGTTCATTACCCTGACAACGTACACAATCGGAAATTTTTTCTTATTTGCCCTATGCTCTTTGTGGCATAACATGCATTTTAGTTTAAATTTAAATCCCATGCGTTACCCTCCCACCCTTGTTAAAGGATTAAGTAAAAAGTCTTTGCGGTCCTCTACCCTAGTATCAATGTTGTCTTTGTTGCAATCAGAAAAATGTTTTATCCACCATTCAACCGGTCGGATTGTTAAATGCATTTCCTGGCCATTAAGGCGATGGCTGAAGTTAGCAATGCAATGATATGTTTTTAATTTAGTTATGCGGTAAATTTCCTTGATTGACTTAATCACAAGCTCCGGCGGGAGATGTTCAAGCACATCTGTAGAGAAAGTAAAATCGACTGATTTATCTTTTACCGGTATGTTCCATATCGGCGCCTCTATAACTAATTTTTCAGCGCCTGAAATATTTTGGTTGGTATATATCGGCTTTCCTACCAAACCCTGTAAGGTTATATCCACTCCGTGACATCTAAAACCCAATCTGTTTAATATACTGATAGTTGTCCCATCTCCGCAGCCCATATCAAGCAATGTCCAGTGTTTTTGGGCTTTAGAAGCTATATAATAAGCCAAGGGAACGGCGCATGCGGATCTCTGATAGCCTTCCTTCCATTGCCTTGAATATTTTTCCTGTTCCCGGTAATAAACGCTTACCTCTGTCCTGGATTTTCTGGAAAGTTGAAAGTGCTCAATGATTGGTTGTTTTACGTCAGGGCTCATGTCAAAGATAGTGCAGTATTCCGGCGGCAAGTCAAAAAGAGTTATTTTGTAATGCCATACCTCGTCGATAATATCTTCGAGGTTTTTCTGCTCAAGATTTGATGGATTATAATTGTTCCTTTCTATCCAGGCCTTGACCAGTTCCCGGCAAATTGCATTATTTTTAAAAAACAAAGTTCCTGAAGCCAGCTGATTCCCTCTAAAGTAATGCACGGCAAAATCAACATCAAGGACATCAAACAAATCAGGATATAAATGCACTACCGCGTCAGCGTCTATGAAAACGATGTTTTTATCCTGGTACTTATCCAGCATTTCCAAAATAAAAATAGCTTTATATTGGGTGTTTTTATTCCAGTTCCCAAAATTATCGATACCCTGGATATCATGTTCAATTCCAAGTTTCTGCAAAGAACATTCCAACTTTTCAGCGGAAAGCTGATAGCTTGTGTTTTTGGTGTAATAACTGACTACAATGAATTTACCCATTTAATACCTCTTCGAATGGTGATATCATTTTGAAATCTTTACCCCAAAGATATCCTTTTTCATTTCTTAAGCGCCTCATGCGTGAGTCATTGCCCATGTTTTCTCTGCCAAGCTCGTGTGTCCGGTCAAGCTCTTCCGGATAATGCGCGGGATGGTAATGGTATAAACCGGTAAGAGAGCAAAATTCCAATTTGCTTATTGATTCCGCGAAATTGCTTAATTCGCTATCCGCATACAAGCTTATATAATCAGGGCAATAAATGAATCCGTTCGGAAACCTTTTCCTGAATTTTTTTCCCACGAAAGCTATTGCTCCCTTGCACACATTAGGAAGATTAATCCAGTTCATATAAATTATCCCGTCTGTGTCCGGAAAGCATTTCTCCATGCTTTTTGCCGCATGCTCAATAACTGTTGGCTCAAATACTGTGTCGTCTGAGATTCCAAGAAATATATCAGCATCACTGCGCATTGATTGCTCGTTAATAAGCCTAAACACATGTTTCCTTCCGTGATCGGGCAACACGGTTATTTTGTATTCCGGATAAACATTCGCAGTAATTGACTTTATCAACCTGCAAAGCTTCTCTTCGCGCTGATATGTTGGTATCACTATTTCAACGGTCATTTAGTATGGCCTTTTTTAATTTTTCTATTGTTTCCTGATAAAATTTCTTTTTCCAGTTTTCGTATGTCTCCTGCCCGAATTTCATTTGTTCCTGAGAATATACCCATTTGTAATTTGCGTCATTAGAAGCTTTGCAGGCGTTTATATGCATATGTTCTATTATTACTTCCGGGCAATGATATAGCCTTCCTATACCCTCGGCTATATCTCTTAAATAAACATCTGTCCACATATGCTGCAGCAAGGGCAAAACGAACCAGCCAAGCGCCCTCACCATCTTTCCCGAAATCACACATGCGCTGGGGTGCCTGAATTTATACCAGTTATCATTTATATGATCGGCTCCGCATACAATACCCCACCCTCCGCCACGTTTCTCTAAAAAATTCATAAGCGTCGTATCCCAACCCTTAGTCCGGTATATGTGATCGTCATTAACCTCGCCATAATAAGCCATGCCCGGGTAGAGCTCGCATGATACGTAATTCAATACCTCTACAAGATGCCGGCGCCGGCCGACAATAAGATTCCTCCCTTGCATCAAAACTTTATATTCTTCTATTTTAGGATCATCATCAGCCACATAGACAACGATATCCGTTCCTTCGCTTTTGGTGGTATCGAAACTTTGGAGCATTTCTTTTAATCTGTTTGGACGGATGCGGCTGGGGCAAATAACCAGTAATTTTGTATTATTGTCCATGATTTTTGATTTTTTGTTTACGTTTTAATTTTTCTTTATAATCGTGTTTTTTTAAACAGCTATCGCAAAACTTTTTCTTTTTTTGCACCGAATGCGGGCATATATGCTCCGTTAGCTGTTTGCAGCCTTTACAAATAAAAACATATTTACCAGCCATATAAACACCCCCCGGCCCCAACCAAATTAGCAAAAGCTAAATCAGCTTCCGTATCAATATCAATAGCCTCAGCAGGAAATACTTCAATAAACTTAACGCTATCATCATCAACCCGGTCACCTTTGGTAATCGTTTCTGCCCTATAACAAAATGCTCCAACGGTTTCGATGTAAATTGGGTTTAAATCCTGGGTGCGCGGCCTAGGAGAAGTAAAATTAAGCGGTTTATTTTCATACCATATATGCGCAAGTTTTTTTTCTACGGTTAAAGACGAATTGTATCCTTCTTCAACAACAGCTTGGAGCGTCTTTTGCAGTGTTTCCGGCCGCAAAAACGGCGATGTGCAATGCAGTAATAAATATACTTCTGCCGGAATTTTGCTTCTAAATTCCTTATATATATCTATACCTTGAGCCGCGTCCGTATCTAATGCCGGGCTGCGATTAAGAAATTGCAGGTTTTTTGGAATAAAATCAATACGTTTGCGTAGTTCCTCTTCATAATTTGTAAATATGTAAAACGGAAACCCCATTTTGTCAGCTGTCTCTGCCAACCAGCAAAACATAGGGCGCCCGGCTACCGCGCGAATATTTTTGTTTTTAACCCGCTTAGAATTTAATTTTATCGGCATGAATATAACAATTTCGCGTTCCACTTATGCCTCCTGATTGAAAATAATTTTTTCCAGGGCTTTATCAAATTCAATCGGATAGTGTTTCTGAAGCTCTCTGATAATTTTTTCGTCTAAATCATAATCGCAATACGCCGGCCAGGCTTTATATTTCTCAAAATCATGCGGAGCAGTTTTCTCGCAGGGGCCGCTTATCCGGCCGGGAAAATAATTTCCGTTATATCTTCCCCGGGTTTTGAAAAAATCAAATCCCGTCAAAAATATTTGTTTTGCCGAGCACATACAGCACATAAAAGTAGCGCTCACTCCGGAAGCCGGAGCAAAATTTCCCCATGTTCCGGATAAACCACAATATTGCCTTGCAATTTCAAACTGTAAATCCAGGTTGATAGTAAATGCCGGCATGCCTTGATATTTTCCGTTTACAGGATATGTTTGATACTGCTGCCGATCGAAAAACATAATATCGGTTTTGGTTCCGATATCCTGCGCTTCGGCGGAAAGCACCGGGTATGCATAGTTATTTATACGGATTATGACATCTTTGCTGTCAATTATTTTTCCAAGGCCTGAACCTTTGGTAGTAATGGCATTACCAACAATAGCAATTGATTTTCCGCAAACTAATTCATAAAAATTCTGCATTATTGTTTGTTTTCAATTATTACGGTTGAACATTTATGCATTGGGCAATGAGCGTAAAAATGTGTTATTAACTGATCGCAAACTTTTACCGCGCGGTTGTGTATCGCTCCTTTTACTTCCCAACAGGTAAAAATTCTAAAACCTAATTTTCTTGCCTTTAGGCAAAAAATATTATCCGATACCCTTTTATTCCAGTTATCATCGATAAGCGGTGACCAGGTAAAAAAGCTCTCTCCGGCTTTATGAAAAACCTCAAAAACATTTTTGCTTAGAAGAAGGCAAGCGAACGATGTTGATATAACTTCCTCTACCCCGGATGGTTTAGTTTCATAAACTCTTTTAAAATCTTTGCCTCCGGGAAGCATGTCATAATGGATATTTAAATGGATGTCGTTGCTTTCCGGGCAATAATGCCAAACCGGAGCCGAAACAATATCGGTTTTACACGCAAGAAGCTTTTCGAGAGTATCATAAGGAACTGCCACATCGCTATCTATCAGCAAAACATAATCAGGTCCGGAATCGGTTATGTAATTGAAAAGATTTGTTTGTGCCTGTTCAGCTGAAAATCCACTTTCTGAAGTAATTATTTCGCATTGGTATTTTTTTACCGATTCGCAACAAAAATGAAGTAATTTTGCATAGATATCATTACCGCGCGTAGCTATAGCTATTGCTATTCTCATTGTTCAATCCCCCTGGATGCCCGGCAAATGCATTTATCTATAAATTCGCGTTCGCAAAACTGGCATCTTTTTTTAGGTTTCAGCGTTTTCTTTTCCCTGGTTTTTTCTTTTTTATTTTTTTTCATTAGTTAAACACCGGCAAATCAAACCTTTGATTACAACTGCGGCAACCTATGCGGTATCCTTTTCCGGAAAGAAATGATATTCCGGTGCTGCCCCAATATAAATTTTTATACGTTTGAGATCTTCCACAATGAGGACAGGTTGCGGTAACTTTAAAAATAAATCCTCGGTAACCTTCGTATCCGATTTTTTCTATCTTTATTTTCTCAGCCTTAATATAATTGTATAAGTTACGCCACCTTTCAACCAAAACAGAAACCTCATCAAATTGTGGAGTTAATTTTACAAGCGGACAATTTTTCTCAAGATATGCTGCTTCGTTCCTGATAATTCCGTTTTCTACGGCATATTTATAAAGTTCGCTCCCCGGGTAAGAAATGACATAGGTTAAATTTAAGGCGTATTTTTTATTCTCAAGCCAATATCGTAAGGTTTCTCTCGCGGTATCAATAGTCTCTGTTCTATCCCCAAATATAAAGTTTCCCTGTATCCCTATCCCCGATCTATAAGCCCATTCAAGTGCCTGGCTGATTTGATCAATATTTATCTTTTTATTCATGCTTTTTAGCACCTGCTGACTCGCGCTTTCTATTCCGAAACTTATCTGAAAACAACCAGAATCCTTGAGTAACTTCATAAGCTTTTCGTTAACGCTGTCTACCCTCATTTGTGTCATCCATTTAATATTGTATTTTTTAATACGCTCGCAAAATTCTTTTATCCGGTTGTGATCCAAAGAAAACAGCTCATCAAGTATAGAAAGGGTATTAATTTGATATTTGCCTACAAGATAATCTATTTCTCCGAAAAGATTATCTAATGAGCGCTGCCGGTATTTACGGCCTATTGGATGAAAACAGAAGGTGCAGTTAAATGGGCATGACCGGCTGGATATAATGGGCATGCCGCGCGGATTGTCAAAGTGGTAAAGATAATGCTCGTCTCCGCATAGTTGGTTATCAAGATATTCTTGTATTCCTAACCCCTCGTAATCAGGAAAAGGCAATTTGTCTATGTCGTCTATCTCTGGGCGTGGGATGAATTTATCAAATGAATACTCACCGTCTTCCCGGGCAATAACTCCCGGTATGATGCTCAGCCTTCTTTTTTCTTCCAAAGCTTTGACAACTTCAAATAATGTTATTTCCCCTTCTCCGACTATACCAACATCAGCGTTTAGTTCTTCCAGGGCCACCCTGGGCATAGAACTTACTAACCCTCCACCGGCAATCGTAACTATTCCCGGATTGATACATTTTGATACATCAAGAATCGTTTTGACCTGGTGATAATGAACCGACAAACCACCGGTGCAAACGATATCTGATTCGTGCAGCTGATCGCGCATTACCCCATCAGAAGAATACCGGTTAAGATTTAAAAATTTAACATTAACTCCCTGGCTCTTTAAATAGGCGGACAAATATGCAAGCCCTAAAGGCAGTTCGTAAAATTGCCCGAATGGTTTATACCTTGGCGCTATTATTAATACCTGCATCTTTTACCTCTTCGCGTATTATCTCTATCCCGAATTTTTTACACACCCAAACTATCTCAGTAAACCAAAAGCGTTCATCTATCCAGCGCTTGTCATTGTGCCTGGTGCGATTATTTTCAAATCCGGGTTTGAAGTAACCGCTACCGGCCATGTCAGCCCCGTAGATTTGTATTAATGTGGCACCTTTTTTAACCGCTAAGGCTATCGCAGAAAACAAAGAATACTCCCTCCACGGATATCCCATGCCAATATGCATTTCAAAATTAAGGTTGTTCCAGGTTTCCCTTTTGAATTTATAAAATATCTTAGACAACTCAGGAAATTTGTTTATATGATTTAACCAAAAATCAGGTATCCAGAGAGTTGTTGACTGTGCTATCATGGGTAGATTGATTATGGATGCCGCAGAAGAGAATACTTCAATATCGCCCATTACCCAATAATCAAAAACAAGGTTAGAACAAACTGCTCCATTTACCGCTACAATAAAATCAGGATTAAAAGATTCTATTTTTTTAGCTATATTATATTTCGCAAAGGAAGGCCCTGGGCAGCAGATAGCCCATTTTTCTACTTTTGACATGTTTCACCGCCTTCTTCTTCAGCTATCGGATCGGCAAATTTAAAGATACCCAGAGGAAAAACCAATATGCTGATAAACCAAAAAGCAAGACTTCCCATAATGCGCTCAATCTGGCTGCTTTTATCAGATTGTTTAGTTTTATTATGATTTATCAGCATAAAGGCTTTATAAGTCTAATCGTTCCAATAGGTTACGAAGCGTAATATCTCATCTACATTAACCTTGGTATTTCTTGTGAAATATTCCTTGAGTTTCTTGCGATTATCTAACAAATCACGCTTAATACCGTATGCCAGCGCTAAAGGCTCATAAATATTCCAGGATAAGTTTCTCAACAAAAGTGTGATTATAAAATCCCGGTCGACCTTCCCTTTAGCGGCTTTTGCCTTATAGTTTTCTATCTTCTTTTTAAAGGCAACTTGCTCGGCTTGTTTTTTTGCCTCTTCCGCATCTTTCTCCTTCTGGGCATAACAGGTTTTATCAAGGCAGATTTCCTTTCTTTCCGGCTTACCATCGTAATCTTTTACCGAGGCAACTTTACGATTTTCACACTTCGCGCAGGTCTTCTTATCGAACCCACAACAATCAAAGGTTTGCACATCTTTAGGAAGATCCCTGGCTTTTACCACCTTGCCGGTTTTAACTTTTTCTCTGATACGTTCTGCCTCAGCTTTCTTGATTACGTTTTGCTTTGTTGACCAGCATTCCGGATTGAAACAGCGCTTCTTATTTTTCTCGTATTTCAGGTCTACTGTTTTATTGTGGTCACATTTTGCGCATACATCTAAATTAAAGAGTGGGTTCCAGTCGCCACCATAAGTTTCTTTATACAACTGCTTAGTTTGACGAGTGGCAACGTCCAGGCATAAATCTTGAAATTCCCTGACGGTAATTACATCAGAATGTTTCCAAAAATCCCTTAGTCTGTTTTTTAAATTGTCTAAGATTTTTTGAGATTCTTTAAAATTCATCATAAACTTAACATGCCCGGCTGTAAGCTTTCCCTCTTCGAGCAGTTTAAGAAAATCATCGCGCAGATCTAAAAGGCTCATGCGAGCCGCTACGTATCCCTGGCTTTTACCGATTTTCTTACCCACGTCTTCCTGTGTACACTTTGAAGCCTCCATGAGCGATTTAAACGCTCTTCCCTCTTCAACCGGTGTAAGGTCCTGACGTTGTATGTTCTCTACAAGCTGCAGTTCAAGTACCTCTACGTCGCTTAAATCTTTTATTTCTGCCGGCACTACATCGAGTTTTAACTCCTGCGCTGCCCTAAATCTGCGCTCTCCGGATACAAGCTCAAATCTGTTTGGCATGCCCTTACGATTCCGGAGAATCAATTGCTGCAGTATGCCGTGTTTTTTAACCGATTCAACCAGCTCCTTGAACTCGTCACCGCCGAAACGCTTACGTGGGTTTGTTGTCCCTATCGTGATTTGTGAAAGCTTTACCTCTACCATGAGAACCTCCCATTTATAGACAGCCGGCCGTGAGTAAGCACAGCCAGGCTGCACCATCTCAAATTTTAAAGTTTATATATTTACTCTTTTTCCCGCTTACCCGGGAACCAGATTTAACTTTACTTTTTATTACAAAAGATATCGGGGCCATAAATCCTCTATCGAAAACCTTTGCTACCGCTTCCAGCGCGGGATTAAATTCTTTTGTATTTTCAATTTCGATCTCAATTGTTATCATTTTTATTTTTTATAAAGTGTTATTTCTTGTTTAGTGTTAGCAAAGGCAACCTTTATTGTTTTCATCTTCTTGGCCCACCAGGGTTTTTTGTATTTTCCGGTGTGTTCGTAATGCGTTGCCCCATTGGCATAGTCCCGGCCTAATACAAAAACCTCATAAATTGCTGAATTTGCCCTGGCTTTCAGGTCAATATTCTTTTCGTTTAAAGCGTAGGCGCACTCTACAGCTACAAACTTATTTAAATTTTTGCGTTTTAATGCTGATAAGCCGTGATCATAACCGCGCGCCAGGCGGTTACGTACGGTAGAAGCGATAATAAGATAGGCATAATAATTTCCTGAAGTTTCTTCGGCAATGATGCCTTTGTGCAACCGGGTTAAACGAGGTTTCAACTTGCCGGCCGGAACGGTATCGGCTAAAGCGGACATAGGCAATGATTCACAAGAAGAAAATAAAAAAACAACTATGATAAAAATTCTTTTCATACAGCCTTCCCGATTCCTGCGGTCAACCCGGCTAATTGGTCTTGGTTTTTCCTTGCCTCAGCAATTAATTCGCGTTCTACCTCGTCAATGCCGTTACTTTCCTTGTAACGTTTGCGTAAATATTTATCGACCATCCACCATCCTTCCTGCGGTATTGTTTTTAAATACCCCTTAATCATTTCTTTTGTGGCAATCCGGCCGAACCTTTCTTCCAGTTGCCGGTCTGTAATCACCGGTCTATGCAGCTGGCTATTATTGCCGGTGTTTTTTAGATAGTCACTTTCCTCGAAGTTTCCCGGCAGAAACCTGTCCATTCCGTTCTTACGGCCGAGGAACTGATCAAGCGTCCATTTATACTTCCAGAAATACTTGTCCCCATTAACTACCGTGGCATAATTGGATATCGCCTGTTTTATTTCTTCCGGTTTATACGCCCTGAGGGTTGTTGCGATCGCCGGGGCGAACTTGTTGATATCGCGGTGGGCTATGATTTTTGAATCATTCCAAAGCCTATATATACTCTCTATTGATTCTCTTAATTGATTCTCTTCATATATAGGACGTACCAAATTTGTCCTCTTTGATAGGCCATTCTTGTCCTCTTTGGGCCTCTCCAATGAGGACACATCTGTCCGCATTGAGCCCACCATCATCATCCACTCGTGTTGCAGGAATTTGTAGATATTTTTACCCTGGAATCCAACCTTGCAAACATCAATAAGCTTAGCTTTTAGCAGTTCTTTTATGTATCGTCTGACCTGGCGTTGATCGCAGCCGATATCTAATGCGATAGCGGTTTGTTTGGGGAAACATTCACCGTCTTTACCGGCATACTGGCATAATTTTGCGTAGCAGAGTTTGCCTCCGAAACTAATTTCCCGGCGGCACAAAAGCCAATTAGGAATAAAAGCGCCCACAAAAAGCTTGTAGGGATTGATATAGATTTTATTTTCTTTTTTTTCTTCCACCAACCACCGCCACGGATTAAGAAAAAACTAAAATAACGTTAATTGTTTCTCCATAAGATCATAAAAACTGACCCTTTGACCGATGCTTACTTCAAAATTAATCATAAGCGCGCCACCGCGAGTATTAGAAAAACCAAACTCCATAGCCCTGGAAGGAACAAATTCGTGGAAAGAATTGTATGAACTGATATAGAAAAGTATTTTTTTACCTGTCTTAAGCGCGCGCCAGGCTATATCTTTATGGCAACTTACTATTGTTCCGCGATAAAACATAGGCTTGGCCACCAGGACATGATTATTTATTTCGTACCCTATAATTCCGTGATTGTCCCGGACAGGAATAGTATTAACCTCTTCAATATGCAGCTTGACCAGAGCTTCTTTAAGCAATCCCCTTTTTGATACGTTTAATTTTGCGTTATACATATTAATGAGGCATCAAAGCGCAAAGTAACAGCCAAAGATTTATTCCAATTACCGTTGCAATAATTTCCGGAAAAATATCGCGGTTTGGTTTTTTGTTTATAGTTGTTTGTTTGATTCTGTTTTTTATTGACATATAGCCACCCATAAAACAAAAAATATATTAATTTGTATTTACCTGGCAATTGCGGTTCATTATCCTGTCTATATCTTTTCTGAAAAAGAATTTCCTTCCGCACCAAATCGCAAATCTCACTCCGTCCGTTACCCATGTTTTATAGTTGCGGTTTACCCACGAAGGGGAAACTCCGAGATAACGCGCCAGGGCCGCTTCCGGTAAATATGCGGCTTCATCCAGTTTATTTTTCTTTTTTATCGTGTTTTTTTGCATTGCTTTGATTTCTCCAATAGTTTTGTAAATTCTTTAGCGCCGGTTATTGCTTTCTCTCTGAAAATAGACATTCTTACTTCGGCTTCTGACCTGGGTTTATCGTCCTCGTAATCCAGCTTTGCCTGTTTATGCAATTTTTGTAATGCGCATGAAACAAATGTAGCAGCCTTATCATAATTCTTTGCATTGAACTCCTGCTGCGCATCTATAAGAAACCCGATAGCATCATCTCGTTGTTCGTCGTTTTCGTGGTCTATTTTTTTATTTTTAGCAATGCACTTCAGGATTTGTGCGGCATTTTTGGCGAAATTTTCAAGAAGCGCGTTACCCTCCATTAATCCTTCAATGTATTCACTTTTAAGACTGGGTTTGCCTGACATTTCTTCTCCTTAAATTTTTATCATTTATCTTCCACAAAATATTTAAACAGTGCTAATATATTTATAGAGAGAAAAAATAACATATTTAACAAAACAGGTTAAGTTATGTTAATGGGTAAAAAAAAACTCCATGGGTTTTTTAAAAAAATTAGCAATGATGTATAATTCGTTGGCATCGGGAACTGCAGTTCCGGTTTCCCACCTGTACAACGTAGGGGGAGAAATCCTTAATCCGATTTTATCCAGTTCAAACATAAAATCGGTACGACTCAGCCGTTTTTCTTCCCTGATTTTGATTAAATTTGCATGTATAAACATGTCCATAAAGTCACCACCTGTTTAAAACATAACATAACAAGTTATGTTTGTCAAGACTTTTTTGTATTTTTGTTATTCAAAATTTTTCTTTTATTTTGATAATTTTGGTATAAACTAATGCTTATGGAATTTGCTAAATTATTAACTAAATACCGTAACAGAAAGGGGATTTCCAAGACACAATTAGCTGGGTTTCTTAACGTCACCCCGGCTTATTTGATGCTTGTAGAATCAGGCCGGCGTAAGCCTCCGACATTTGAAATATGTCAGAAGCTTTCCAAAGAATTACACCTTGACGAAACTGAGCGAAAATTATTTCTTAAAAGAGCTTTTGAAGAGAGGCTTGATAAGAATGAAGGAAAATTTTTGATAGCAATTTATGGCAACCTCTACAATGCTATTGATGAACTAAAATCACTTTTGCAAGAAGCCAAGACGGCCATAGATCACGATGGGGATTATCTTAAAAGAAAAAATAAAGTATTGGCAGAATTGCGCGTGTGCGCCAAAAAACTTTCAGAAAAATCAAAAAACAAATGAACGACACTTTATACATGATCATAATTTTTTTGTTCGCTTTTGTTATTTTCTTCTGGTTAATTAAAAATAGGAAAAAAATAAATCAATTTGGAAATGTCCACAAGAATATTTCTGAAACTAAATGCACGTGCCAGGCCTGTGGAAATATTTGGTATTATGGAAAACGTGAAGAAATACAAAACAAAGCAGAAAGAATATCTAATTTAGGAAAATCTATGTCCAATTCTGGTTCTGATATGATGTGTTGCGGTGGGTGCTTGCCTGCAGCCTTTTTACCAAGAGAAAAAATAACTCCTATAAAAGATTTAAACAAGTGCCCAAAATGCAATTCCCAAGCCATTAAAAAAGAAATAGTAACACACCAGGTTTGATGGTAATAAAAAATATAGTTATATTTCTATTTAAAACATATAAACTATTGATTTCTCCTCTATTATATCGCGTAGGGTTTAGGTGTAAATTTTATCCTTCCTGTTCTGAGTACTCTCTCAAGGCAATAGAAAAATATGGGATTAATTCCGGAATCAAAAAAACTATCTTGCGCTTGGGAAGATGCAACCAATATAATACTGATAGCTGTATAGACAACCCTTAAAATGGCATTTATTTACCTTCGTAAAAAAACATACTGGATAGGTTATAATCTAAATGGCAAGCTAATCAGACGCTCTCTTAAGGTCAGGGATAAGAAAGTAGCTGAGCATTTAAAAAACCAAAAAGAAATTGAGATAGCCCAAGGTATAGCACATCTTCCATCTTCCAAGAATGCTATTGATTTTTTAAATGAATATGAAACTTATGCAAAAGCCAGAAAACTTCCATCAACATATAAACGAGAAATAAGCAGATTGAAAAAATTTATAGACTTTTCCAATGCTAGGTCTATAAAAGATATTACAACCGCATCAATACAAAGTTTCATTACCACATTATCTAAAGACGGATATTCCTCCGCTTCTATGAATGATTACCGAAAACATATCCGCAATTTGATGAATTATGCAATTGCCCAAAATTATATATACGAAAATCCTATAAAAAACATTTCTAAATTAAAAGAAACGAAGAATCCTCCGCGGTTTCTAAGCCAAGAGGAGATAAAATCATTGCTTGAAAAATCCAGCGGGCACTTTCTTTACCCCATGATACTAACGGCTCTTTATACCGGCATGCGCGTGCGAGAACTTATCAACCTTGAATGGAAAGACATAGATTTCACTAAAAAAATAATTCTTGTGCAAAATAAGGCTAATTTTCAAACGAAAAACAAGACTTTCCGGGCAATACCCCTAAATTCGCGTTTAATTAGGGTTTTAAGGCCCCTTACTCAAAAAACAGGATATTGTTTCGGATATTCAGGAAAACGTTATTTTAAGCCCCCGGAAAAGGAGTTTAAGCATATTCTAGCTAGGGCTAAGATAGATAATTGTGGCTGGCATACATTTAGAAAAACCTTTGCATCTCACCTGGTGCAAAAAGGGGTTAGTCTTTACAAGGTTTCAAAATGGCTTGGGCATAGCGATCCCAAATTAACCTTCTCAACCTATGCTCATCTGGCGCCCACTACGGATAATAGTATTAATCTTATCACATTTTAA